ACAATAATCAATATCATTCTCTTTTAAACTTTCTAATAAATGTTGTAAAGCAATATTTGATTTAGTATGTGAATTAATTACTATTTTCATATATAATATAATATAATATACTATTTCACTCAAAATGATGGGCGTTTTAAATGAGAAAAGGTGTAATTTACATCCACTTATGTATTCACATCGGTGGAAGATTTGCTAATACTAACCGTATAATACCAAGTGTTGCTACCTCATAAGATACTATCAAGGGTAGATTATTGTCTATATTCAATTCTATCATACTACAAAGGGGAGTACACTTAATAAACTGTGAAAGAGACTTAAGACTAAACATACCTTGTATCACAGTTGACGCATCACTTGGGTTTTTGATGAATTCCATATGTTCATCATGTGCAGAACGGTATATCTTTAAACTCGCAAACGGTCCTTCGGCATTAAATATTAAATCTTTCCCAATACTGCATATTTCAATACGGTCACTGATACAGTTCAAATCACGTATAATTTTCTGAAAGTCGGTGCTTGGGAGGTTGATTACAGTGGTATAAACAACATGCGGTATCACCAACTCCTCCAAATCGGGTTCGATGAGACGCAGTTTTTGACTGTAACACTGACGGATTGTCCCATTTTCATATTGGAATCCCAGATTACTGACGACACCCTCGTGGTAGTCGGAGTTTTCTATATATATAGTGAGGGTATCGTCGTTCGAAATCGTGCTTATCACGCGGAACAAGTGGAGTGTATTTGCACATATCACTATTTTCTCTGGTTTACAAACGTAGTACTCGAATTTATTAGCTTCCAGAAAGACATTTACCAATATAGTATGTGTTTTATCGAAATTAATGATTTTCATACCTTCTTTGGTAAATGTAATTGTACTGTCTGCCAAAATATCTTTTATCGCAGTGAAGACATTGCGTATAGGCTGTATTTGAACAGTTTTTATTGTCAGTACATTATTATCTTCATTCATATTTGTTCAAAGAAATCGATATGTATTTTTACTTGAAACCAATCTTTATGTATTTTCCACGAGTTTATTTGGGTAAATATAAAAGAAATCCTACAAACACCCTACGGTCGTTTTCCGGATTTTTCAATGGAGGAGTTCGTAGGAATATTACCTAGCCCACATCATACCACAGCTACCACTAATGAAAGAAAGAATGTTATATCTCTCTTCAAATACTGTCATATTATAATTGTATTGAAATAGTCGCCACGCCTGCTTTGAACTCACTGATATAGGCGCCCCGTTCGTATCACACACAACACTGAAACTGGAACCTTCCAAGTCAAATTGCGGGGAATAAGTACTAAATTCAAACTCTATATTCTTGAATTTACTCATATTAATCGCCCCGGAAGGTTGGTACTCAAACGGCGACGTATTCAAGCAAAAATTATAACAATATATACCCTCTTTCGCAAACCCCCGTGTACGAACGTATTTTTCCACATAATCGTATATTCCTCTTTGAATGATGTTTTCGCGGTATTCGCCTTCCAATACAATCCCCATCGAATCTAGTATTTGTTTGTGGTTATAGGGCGAAAAATCACCAGTTATAAATATACCTGTACTAATGTTATTGGTATTTCGCGCGGGTCCTGTTAGTATGAAGTTGGCCGGGTCGTCAATATTATCGTTGATATTCGCGGGTAATGCAACTGGAGGGGCAATTACGTTCGAAGGCAAGTTGGAATATGGCCAGTTCGTATAATTCGACCACTCATTACGCATATTTACGTCGTTCCGCTGTAAGAAAAACATCCAATTCGCTACCATAGTGGAGGAATTCATCAGACGGACTTTTGAATTCCCCGCTACATTTTCAAAGAAATACTGATGTACGTCCTTTACTAGATATACCTGGTCTTCCATTGCAAACTTACGCGATTCTTCATTGGAAAGAAAACAATAAGTGGAAATTAAATGTATGTCCGCATTCCATGTTTTCGTAGTATTGGTGTAAGCATTCTGGTCAATACGTACGGACGGGGGCGTTTGTAAAAAACGATACATCTGAAACTGTTCTTGCGTGAAATCCGGTTGTATGTAAGGATTATTGAAATCCGGGTCGAATATGTCGCGCACTTGAAAGAGTTCTTGTATTGGCCGAAGCGTGACGTTTATTGTGAGTTCGTTGTATTGGAGACATATCAATGGAAAGGCGCACTGGTTATTTAATGTAAACCATGTATTTATGGGTATATACAATGTCCTACCTCGTATAGATGGTTCTGCCCCCGCAATATTATCAGTATAATATGCCGAAGGATACACATTCATACGTTCAAATGAATTCGCAGGGTCGTTCAACTCACTCACATTCCCAGACATTTGATGGAAAAGGTCCTTTTTTTCGCTAGTGAAATCGCGCTCCATCATTGCCAGTAAATATTCGCCGCTGTATTTTTGTATAAGAACAGAACCACAGTTAATTTCGATTGAACGTATCATTTGTATACCTATGTCGCGAATCCACCTGAAATCGTAACTGACCCATCGGCCTCCAGTAAGACCGCATGGGTGATATATTGGACTCCAAATATCAGGCAGTGTAACAACGAGATAGGTGTCCATTAATAAGTCGGCGTATCTTTTTATCTTGAATTGGAACACGGAATCGTCGGTAAGTCGCAAGTCACGACTGCCCTCGTAGTCCAGTCGGAATTTCTGTAGTCCAAAATTGGTGTATTTAGAGTAGGCCACTTTGAAAAATGTTTTAGTAGGATTTCCAGTCAGTATAACATTCGCGTTTCCGAGGCTGACTAAATTGAATAAACCACCAGCCATCAAATTATTATATAATATTTGTTATTATATATTATTCATATATAGGTATGGAAACGTCGGGACAACTGGATTGGTCGAAAAAACTCGCGATTGTTTTTATCCTTATTATAACTACTTATCTATTTTTCAAATATCTATATACTCAAAAATATATGTATGAATTACAATCACAAGCCCTTTCTACGGTTGGTATTTTACAGGCGTCAGGGGGCGGCAAAGTCAAAGAAGGCTTCACCGAAGGTTTGGAAGATACCTCTGATATAAAATCAATGATATTGAATGACCTTGGTTCCAAAACACAGACGGTGAACCCGAATGATTACCCCGAACTCACATTGAAAGATTTTATTGTAAAGTCTTCGTATAATACGGCATATACTCCAAACTCAACCGTGTCCCTGAATGCAGTGTCTTATGCTCTTAAGCGTGGATACAGATACTTAGACTTTGAAGTATACCTAATAGATGGTTTGCCATGTGTGGGATATAGTGAAAACCCACCTGCGACACCCACCACATTGTCGTCGACGAATACTTTGCCACTTAATCAAGTATTGTATACGATTGCTACACAGGCGTTTTCTGCACCAGTAATGAACACGAACGACCCGATATTCATCAATTTGCGTATGTACTCTAAAGACAATACACTCTATGAAATGGTTGCAAAATCAATAGATAAAAATATAAAAAACCGAATGTACCTCTATAAAGTGGATATAAATACGGATTTGAAAGACATTATGGGGAAAATAGTGGTCTTTATAGACATCACGGCTGCACCCGATTACGACAGTTATCCAGATTGTTCGACTTTATCTGGAAATGATACAAGTTGTTTTAACTTGTCGAGGTATGTAAATACTACTAGTGGGGGGAGTATGTTGAGAACCGTTAGATATGACAGTTTATTGAATCAGACCGGTACACCCCCGACCATTAATCCAGTAACTAAAATAACCGACTCGTCTGTATTGAAAATCGTATACCCGCATGTTGTATATAATTTAAATAATCCTAATTTGAAAGATTTTGCGTTAGAGTATGGTGTCCATTTTACAACGGTCCGATTGAATCTCGTGGATACGAATCTGAAAAATTACGAGGCCTTTTTCGCCAATTGTAATAAATCGTTTGTTCCATTTTCAGAAGTGTTTGAGGCATTAAATCATTGAAAAAAAACGGAGAGCGACTGCAAGGAGCTCGTAGAGATATTCGGGTGGGCTATGCCTGCCCAAAAGTTGAAAAATCCGGAGAACGACTGTAAGGAGTTCGTAGGATTTCTTTTATATTCCGGAGAACGACTGTAAGGAGTTCGTAGGAATATAAGAAGCAAAAGTAAGAAGCAAAAGGGGGGTCACTGGGGGCGAAGCCCCCCCAATGGAGGAGCTCGTAGAAATATTGAAAAATCCGGAGAACGACCGTATCCTACTTTTCGGGTAGGCGTAGCCTACCCAAAAGTAAGAAGCAAAAGGGGGGGTTTCACTGGGGGCTTCGCCCCCAATGAGGGAGTTCGTAGG